CTCCAATTGCTGCAACAATACTGACTTGGGGATTTTACGCTGGAACCTGGAACTTGCTACCCAGGCCTGGATCAATTCGTGGAAACGCTCATAGCGGGTTTTCATTTTATTCTCCTCTTACTGGAGCGAACCATAGCGAGTGGAGAAATATCGTAAATCAATTTGAGTTGTCCATAAGCCCAGGTCGAGGGAATATGCGGTTTTGAGTTTTGAGTATTGTGTAAAAACAAGGCGGTGCTCTACATGCTCGACATTCTCTACCAGAATTCAATTCGCTAGGGTATTGCCCAGGGGAACTCCTAAGCCCTCTTAATTTACTAACCCCCCTATATATAGTAGAGGGAGTAGAGAAAGAGGCCCTAGACCTTGTTTTTTAAGGGATATTTCTCCCTCGACTTGATTTTATCGCTCCACTTAGGTCGAGGCAGGTCGAGTTTCCTCCCTGGGCTTAGGGGTTGCCGGAGGAGGATGTCGCGAATATAGTTGCTCCAGCCACGCGCATGCGCGCACTGGCAGACCGGGCATGGCCCTAGGAGCATGAGAATATGGCGAGTACAGAGAAACCAAAGCGGGTGTCCCCCCGTAAGGGTATCAAGGGACCATCATCCACCGGCAAAGTTGTAAACGTTGAGGCCGACCAATCTAATTGGCGCACCAAGCTGATGACCAGCCGTATTAAGTTCGACGATCCCCAAAAACAGATTTACTTAAACGCATTGGCCACCCATGGCATGAAGGGTCGGTCCGCGGAAGCTGCTGGGGTATCAGCGCAGTTGGTACGAGACCACCTAGAAAACGATCCCGAGTTTCAGGAAGGATATGCTTCTGCCTTGGAGACATACCGAGATCGGGTGGTGGAACACGCCACGAACCTGGCGCTGGATGGTATTGAGGTCATTAAGTACAACAAGGACGGAGACATTGTTGAGAGGCGGATGGACTATCCTATTCGGCTAATTGAGCTGGAGCTGAAGCGGGTTGATCCGGCCTTCCGCGAAAAGCAGACCATCGACGTCAACCAAAGCGGTGGTGGGGTATTGGTGGCACCGGCTGAGATGACCCCGGAAGAATGGATCAACGGCCAGCAAGAGGCGAACAAGGATAAGGTGAAGCCTGGGAGTAAGGACTAATGGGTAGCCAATTCCCGTTCCGTCCGACCGGAGAAGCAAATCCTTACTGGTCCGAAGGTCCAACCTTCCCGCTTATTGTACGTCGCCTCACCGTTCCAATCGCCGAGGAGCTTGAGGATTTGATCTCCGTTGTATTGAGCAAGGACCAACAGGCTGCTTTTGGTGCGGCGTTCCGTAAACGCCAAGCGAACCTCCTCAGTTGCCGTCTTGGCTACGACTTCATAGGACGTGGGGCGGAATTGCATTGCGGCCAGGGTGCGGGGTAAGATGGTCATGGTATTCTCCTTTTCTCCAATCATATTCGCACGTATGCCAGCAAAAGGCAACACCTTTCTACAAGAAAGTTGAGATTAATTTATGGCTGATCCGAACGCCTACACACCCTCCGCCGATGAACAGGAAGAATTCAATCGCCGATTGAAGGAGGCCACTGTTCAAGAGGCCATCATCCCTGTTCGTAAGGTTAATGGGCAGACCATCGTATGGTCTCCCCAAGACGGTTCACAAACTGACTTCCTGCAGTGCCGGTTGTTCGAATGCCTGTTCCATGGTACTCGTGGTCCAGGTAAAACTGACAGCCTGCTCATGGCCTTCGCTCAGCACGTTGGGAAAGGCCACGGCGAAGCATGGCGCGGAGTTATCTTCCGCGAGAGCTATCCCCAGCTGGCCGACGTCCAGGCCAAATCGGAAAAGTGGTTCCGGCTTATGTTCGGTAACAAGGCGAAGTTCAACAAGTCCAAGATGATGTGGGAATGGGACACTGGCGAAGTGTTGATGTTCCGCCACATGAAGTCGCCTTCCGATTATTGGAATTATCACGGCCATGAGCTGCCCTTCATCGGCTGGGAAGAACTTACCAACTGGGCCACCGACGAATGCTACAAGTCCATGTTCAGTTGCTGCCGGTCCTCCACTCCTGGTATCCCTCGCATGGTCCGTGCCACCACCAACCCGTATGGCGTCGGCCACAATTGGGTGAAGGACCGCTTCCGCCTCTATGGGGAATGGTGGAAGACGATTGTTATCATGGACGCCAAGGACATCGACGGACGCGACGAGCCTATTCGTTGTTCCATCCATGGTCATATTGATGAGAACAAAATCCTATTGGCCGCCGACCCCCACTACAAGCAAACCATCATTGCCTCCGCCGCCAATCCCGCAATGGCCGAAGCCTGGTTGCACGGCAGCTGGGAGATCGTGGCCGGTGGCATGCTGGAAGATGTTTGGGACCCCAGGTACAACATCGTGGAACCTTTCGTCATCCCCCGAAGCTGGAAAGTCGACCGTTCTTTCGATTGGGGCAGCAGTGCACCGTTCAGTGTTGGTTGGTGGGCACAATCGGATGGCACGGACCTACGTTTCCCCGATGGTCGGATTGTCTCCACAGTGAAGGGTGATCTATTCCGCATCAAGGAGTGGTACGGTTGGAACGGAAGCGCGAACCAAGGGCTGCGCTACCTGGCAGTTGACATTGCCAAAGGAATTGTTGAACGTGAGCTATTGTGGGAGTATCGCAAGGGCGATCAAACGTTCGTCCGCCCTGGGCCAGCTGACAGTTCCATATTCGACGTGGAGAATGGTGTAAGCATCGGCCAGGATATGGCCAAGCCCGTGCGTATTGGTAACATCATGTATAAAGGCATCCCCTGGGGACGAGCGGACAAGCGACCCGGCTCCAGGAAGACGGGATGGGAAGCGTTACGTAAGATGTGCAAAGCGGCATGGCCCAATGAAGGTCGGCCGAGGGAAAATCCTGGCCTGTTCGTCGTCGGGCGAGAATGTCCGCAATTCTTACGGACGGTACCGAGCCTGCCACGGGATGAGAAGAATATGGACGATGTGGACACCGATAGTGAAGATCACATTGGTGATGAGACCCGTTATCGCGTTCGCTACTTCGGAACCGAGGCTTCCTCTGGCAACCATACGGGCATGTATTAACTTTACTGATTGTTGTTCCGAGGCTATAAGATTAAACTGCTTTCCGCACAGGAGACCTAACCCATGGCCATTTCAAGCGTACATCCCAACTATTCGATCTTCCTTCCTGATTGGAACCTCATGATCGATAATTATGGCGGTGAGCGGGTTATCAAGGATGAAGGGGAGAAATATCTACCACCCACGTCCGGACAAAATGCCGACGGGATGCAATCCGAACAACCTGGTCGTAAGGCTTATGATGCTTACAAGCTGCGGGCAAGATATCCCGACGTTGTCAAGACTGCCGTCGACGCATTGACTGGCGTCTTGCATTCCAAACCCCCGACCATTGAGCTCCCACCCCAGCTGGAGCCAATGTTGGGGAACGCCACATTACAAGGCGAAGGGCTGGAAGTCCTATTGCGCCGTATTAATGAACAACAGCTCATGTCCGGCCGACTTGGCCTGTTGTTGGACATTGCAGATGGATCAACAGTTGGATCAACCCCCTACATCGCAATGTATGGGGCCAAGGAGATTTTGAATTGGGATAATGGTACCCGCGAAGGTCTCGTGTCGCAGAACCTGAACTTGGTTGTGTTGGATGAGAGCGAATACGTCCGCAATGACAACTTCGAGTGGGAGTTCAAGAACAAGTACCGGGTGGCCGTGCTCGGCGATCCGGAGATCAATGAAGCAGCCGGTGGTGGGGTATATAGCGTCGGCCAATTCACTGACAAGGAAACCTCCTTCAATATGGCGTCCATGGTCCAACCGAGTATCGGTGGTACCACGTTGGACGAAATACCATTCACCTTCATTAATTCCACGGACGTCGTGCCGGCTCCAGCGCAGCCTCCCCTTTTGGGCCTTGCGCGGCTTGCCATTGGCATTTACATGGCCTCTGCGGACTACCAGCAGGCATTGTTCATGCAGGGCCAGGATACCCTGGTTGTTTCCGGAGTATCTGATCCGGACCAGACCTTCCGCACTGGGGCCAATGCCGCTATCGTTTTACCCACGGGCGGGGAAGCAAAATTCATCGGCGTCGACAGCCAAGGCCTAGAAGAAATGCGCAAAGCCTTGGAGAACGACAAGTCCGAAGCCTCCCAACGTGGAGGCCAGCTATTGGATGCTGTTTCAAGGGATAAGGAAAGTGGCGAAGCGTTACGGATAAGGGTTACGGCGCGCACCGCCACCCTGAACCAGATCGCTAAGACAGGGGCTTTCGGCCTGGAGCTTTCTTTGAAGCAGGCTGCCAAGTGGGTTGGGGCCAACCCGGAAGATGTTAGTGTTGAAGCCAATACGGACTTCGTCGACGATGGCATGGAAGGCAAGACCCTGGTCGAATACATGACGGCCAAGAGCCTCGGCGCACCAATCTCCCTCAAGACCATCCATTCCTTAATGCAGGACAAGTCACTCACGGACCTGGATTATGAAGATGAGCTCCACGAGATCGAGGAAGAAGTACCCTTGGTGGAAGGTGGCGAAGAGGAAGAGCTTGGTGAGCCCGACGCCACGGAGGAATAATCCATGGCCCTAACTGTCAATGAAGAATTCTTCGATGCTGTTGTGCGCCACCAGATAGGCTTGCTCCGCCTTTCCGGTTCCATTCGCAATGACGTATATGCTCTGCTGAACGCTACCGAAGCCGATATCGCCAAGCAGACCCGAACCATCCTCGCCAACCACAAAGGCTTCGACAGCCCTGCCTCCGTAAAGCGGATGAACAAGCTGTTGAAGGTTATTAGGGCCACCCGCCTGACGGCATGGAAGCAGGTGGATGCGCTTTGGCTCAAGGAAATGGTCGACCTGGTAAATACTGAGCCGGTTACGATGAGCGGGATATTGAAGACGGTGGTGCCGGTAACGTTGGAAACGGTCTTGCCTCCAACAGCACTGTTAACTGCGCTGGTGAAGGTCAAACCGTTCGAAGGCAAAACTCTCAAACAATGGTCGAAGAACATAGCAGCTGCCGATATCAGTCGGCTTGAAGCCCAGGTGCGTATTGGCATGGTCAACGGCGAAACCGGCGACGCCATTGCTCGGCGGCTGGTGGGCACTGTGGCCCAGAAGGGTAAGAATGGGGTAACTGAGATTACCCGCCGACAATCCAACGCCATCACACGCACAGCCGTCAATGCATTCTCCAATCAGGCCAAGCGAGAATTCTACATGGCCAATGCCGACATCTTCAAAAAGGAAATGTGGGTTGCAACATTGGATAACCGCACAACCAATATCTGTATGAGCCTGGACGGTCGACGGTGGAATGTTGGGGAGGGTCGTTACCCGCCTGCCCATATGCAATGCCGTTCCATGCGCATTGCCGTGATTAGCGAAGAGGCCCTTGGGCGTAGGCCAGCCCGACCATTCACGCAGCGACAATTGCTGAAGGAGTTCGCCAAGGACAATAAGATCAGCGCAGTCTCCAAACGTGCTGACCTTCCGTTCGGCAAGAAAGGATCGTTTGATGAATTCTCCCAAAAGCGCATCCGTGAATTGACCGGCACCGTCCCGGCCAAGGTTACTTACCAGGAATGGCTAACACGTCAATCTGGAGATTTCCAGGATGACGTGTTAGGAAATACTAAAGGGAAACTATTCCGCAAGGGGGAGTTGCCGTTGACGAAGTTCGTCGACCGTGCCGGTTCCGAGCTTACCCTCAGCCAATTGGCAGCCTCCAATGCCAAAGCGTTCAGGGCGGCAGGGCTTGATCCCGAGGACTTTCTTTAAACCCACCTCTCCAAAAGTTTAGCGAGCTTGGTGAATTTCTCTTCGTCCCCGACGAGCGCCAAAATAACTCGGTAAAATTCACGCCTGCCCATTAACTCGCAGCATTTTTTATCGTGGAGGAGCACAGCGTCTAATTCTTCGCCAATTTTATCGATTATATGAGCAACAGCTTTTTCATATGTCTCATGCGCCACCCCATCATTCGTCTTGTACATTTCTACAGTTTCTATGGTCATTACTTTATCCTCCCTACCAAATAATCAATGTACCGTCCTTTGCTGTCCCACCGCCCAACGATGAGGTAGACGGTGTATTTCATGCCGGGTCTTTTGACTTGCCGAACGTCGAAGAACAATTCATCCCGGAAATGGTTCATCGCGGTATGCAGGTTTGTGTAGCCTTTGCCATTCCTTGCAGTAACTAGGCCATCCTTCACCGCTTCCGGACCGGTCAGTCCTTGAGTAGAGAGCATACGCCCAAGGATTGTTCTCCGAAGGGTGCCTGCGCCCGGCAACCGCAACCCACGATTTTTCACATGGTACTGAACACCGAGGGCTGTCATTTCAGCAACTCCTTCACCACCCAAGATAAAAGCACAGCCCTTTCTGGGTCGCTGGCCCCACGCATGGCTCGCCTAATTGGATCAAGGGCCTCCCTGAGAGGATCGTCCTTGAGCTTTTTCTCTCTGGCAGCTAACCGCTTTGCACCTTCAATGGCTTTGGAGGAAGCACCCCATTGGGCTACCAGTTCGGTGTCCTTCCACATACTCCCGTTCCATTTGGGGGAGCCACTTACCGACTGGCCTTTGTTCACTAACGTGACACGGTAATGTCCTCCCACGGTAAAGGTTCTCCAACCCTTGCCCATTCCAAATATGCTGGTGTTGTCAAGATCAAGTTTCCCTTCAACAAGGGGGATGAACTTGTGGCCATGGCCGCCACCATTCAACTTAACAACCCCATAATAAATCCATGTTTCTTCTATGTCGGTCATTCTTCCACCTCAGTTACATTGGTATGAAATTGTTCATGATTGAGATTAATGTTTACCCCATCTTCGGTACGTTCAATTGAACGCTCGCTCTGGCCGGTAACGTCAATTTCGTGTTCGACACGATCGGTTGCAGTCTCGATGATTTGGATGACTTTCTTCACCTCACTTCCCCCACTTACGCTCAGTAGTAACAACCATGTCAGCAATCGCATGGTTCTTGGCGCGACGAGGATGCCAGTGGTGGATAATCCGTTCGCCATTGGCCAGCATTACACGTTGGTCGGCGGTGAAGGCATCTTCCATTTCTTCTTGGCAATAGGTGATAACGGTTTGCGTTCCGTCGGGGGCGAAATCTAAGAGGTAGTAGGTCATGCCGTTATACTCCAAAAGCTGCGCGGAATTCGGAGCCACCGAAGTAGCCACGCTCGTTGAGATCGGAAACCATTTCATCCACGGTGTATTGGTTGCGCGGGTAGGAAATGACTTCGACTGTGAACAATTCGCCGGTTGCATGCCATGTGTCCATGATGCGAACCTTGCGAACGTTTTCTTCGACGATGTAGTCGACGGTCCATTTTTTAATCTTCTGGGTGGTTGTGGTGGTCATTTGGGTAACTCCTTTTCTAATCCTGAGATCATCTTAGCACCACTCCCCGCAAAAGGCAACACCTAAATTAAATTAATTGTTATTCCTCCGATAACCCGATATAACCTGATTATCAGAGGAGCATCACTTCCTTGCAAGGGAACCAATACAATGTCAACCAAAGCACTATTTATCGCCGCCATGGGCGGAACGCTTGTGCCCTTCGGTACCAAGCAGGAGTTCGTTCGTACCTCCGGCAATATCCTTACCGCATCGGCCCACGGTCTCGAGACCGGAGCCGGACCGTACAAGGTTATGAATACCATCGCCGATGCGCCTTCCGGCCTGACCGTGGCCAAGCATGCCGAGACCTTTATGACTGGCACCACGATGATCGCCACCGACGTCTTGGTGGCTGCCGGCAAGAGCTATACGCTCATCGCCACTCCGGCGGTTGACGGTGACGTCGACGTTGGAGCCAGCGACGCCAAGACCCTGGCCAATATCGCTGCCGCCATCAACCAGGACGTTCCGGCCAGTGCGACGACTTACGACGAGGCCACCGTTGGCAACCCGACGATCAAGGCCATGGTGACCGACGCCGCTGTCCTCACCGTTCAGGCCAAGACGCTGGAAGCTGCGGTGGGTAATGCCATCACGCTGGCCTCGGTGGATGGCACGATGGTCGTCGACAACGCCACTCTCCAGAATGGCGCTGACGGAACGGACTATTACATTATCCGCCTGACGGATGATACGTTCAGCTTCGCCACCACCAAGGCTTTGGCCCTGGCCGGTACTGCGGTGGCTCTGGCCGATGCCGGTACGGGTATCAATACCCTGGTACCGACGACGGATACGGTTGCCGAGGCTTTGGAGGACGTTGTTGTTAATGTCCTGACTTACCCAGGTGCCCGTTCGAACGATGCCACCTTTAACCAAGGTAAATTCTGGCGAGCCGCAATCGACGGTGTTGCCAGCGACCGCACCTAACCGACCTGTAAAACTCGGCCCCAGCTTAACCGCTGGGGCCTTTTCTTTTCTGAAGTGCAGCTCTACGGTTATTCAGTTCTTTTCTGCGGCATTCTATTGATAGGGACCATTCTTCCATCGATTTTTCCATTGATTGATACCATTCCCTAAACACCATAGTCATGCACCAAATGATCATCCCTACCCCACAGCCCATGAGAAGTAATAGAAGCACCCCAACAAATCCAAGTTGGTCTCTTATGAATTCCAAGAGGGTCATGACTTCTTCGCCTCCTCAATCATCTCAATCGCTTTCCGCAGTTGGAACCCAACCCCCACGTCGGAGGAGTTGTGCGCGCAACAAACGTGGCTCACTTGTTTGCGCAGCCTTTCCTCTTCCTGGGCAATTTGCTCCATGTTCATGCAGCCCTTGTGGGCTTGCGACCGAACGATGAAGTTGACAGCCTGTTCCAGCAGATCAAGCGTCTCCTGTTGGGCCTTGCGCATCTTGTAGATTATCCGCCCACGCTCTTCGAAGTCACGCTGTAAAATTGTTTGATCCAGGGGTGTATCTTCTATATACATTTCTTCACCAGCAATGTATGACACAAACTTTCTATATCCCCGATGCAACACTGCGAGATAATCCTTAGCCATTTCTTTTCTCCCTTTTCCTTTTTGCTAGCCAATACTTGATCCGGTAAACTGGATTGTCAACGCAACCGCACGTTTGGCTCCCGCAATTGGAATTGCCCTGCTCGCAATAAATGTAGGGGCCTTCTTTTTCTTCGCGATGGCCAACCCGATTGACCGGATATCGATTTTTCAATTGCAGCAGCGTCCGGCGAAGATAGTCGGGGTTGTGCTCCAGCAGATGCAGCATGTACCGCACGTCCCGTTCTTCCAGCTGGATATTATCCGAAACATACCCCTCACTCATATGGACAATGCTACCTTCGATAATTCTACCGTCTGGGAGGGTGGCTTTCATTTCAATTCTCCAGATGCGCTCTGGGGACTTGGTACCTTACCAAGTCCCCGTCGCAGGATTAGACGACCGAGGCAGCAATGCCCAGGGCGTCAAGGAAAGAGGTGACGGCTTCTTTTTTGGAGCCGGGAACTTTGATGATGAGGGTGACTTCACCTTTGTGTTTGCCCTGACGGCGGAAGAGGCATTCAACAGCCAACTGCGACCAGGCCGGTGCTTCGTTAGCGCTCATACAGGTGGATACAAAGCCATTGCTCATACCCAGGGCAGCGCTGAGTTCGGACTTGTTGAGGCCAAATTCATCCATGGCCCTTTGCAGGTGGCTGGTGCCGACTTTTTGATGGTTCTTCATAACACTGGTTCTCCATTTTTAAGTATAAAAAGTTCACACCCCTTACCCCCGGCCACCTCATTGAAGAGGCTCCGGGGAGCGGGAGGGATTTAGCCCTCGATATTCATGACAGTCTCCTTGTTCCTACACCCCTTACCCCCGGCCACCTTCTCACAGGCTCCGGGGAGTGGGCGGGTTGTCCGCAGGTGGGGTTAATTATTATTCTTTGTCCTTGACCCTTATGATGGGGAGGTCTGGGAGACCAACACTGTCAAGAGCTGTATTGATATTTTTCACCATCGCAGTTTTAGTGCGAAAGGATTGTTGCCATGCAGGCCAGGAACGACCATCCTCGAAAATAACATCGGCGCACCAGGGGGATGCTGGGGTCCACCCGCTTTTATAAATATCGATGCAGCGAGGGGAAGCGTTATTGATGGACTTAAGTTCGATACCCATTATCCGATCTCCACTTCGATGATTTCAAGGGTGGAAGCAGGCTTTCCGGAATTCTTGGAAATCCATTTGTAGTTGGCGATAACCGTTTCAGCACGTTCCTTCCTGCTGAAGAGGGTCGGGCAAGGTCCCATCCCTTTATAGTCGTCGCCGCTTGCGCGAACAAAGCTGTCGCCGTAGGGGGAAGGTTTTTTAATTGCGTAGAAGGTAGTCATTTCGTTTTCTCCTTTTCTAATCCTGACCTTACCTTACCACCCTTCCCCGCAAAAGGCAACAACTAAATTGTCCCCTTGCTCATTTTCTTCTTTTGGGCTTATAATCAGCCCAGCTTTGAATGATCAAGGCCACCGTGCATGGCACAACCCTAGAGGAGACGTAATATGCTCAAGGCAGTATACGATAAACAAGACGACATTCCCGAACAGTTCCAGGAACTTTATACCGAACGCGACGGCAAGTGGGAACTTACCGAAGTTCAGGGAATGAAAACCCAGGCCGACGTTGATCGGCTCCAAACTTCCCTTACCAAAGAACGCACCGACCACAAGGCCACCAAGGAAAAGCTGGTTCCATTGGCCGATCTCGATCCCGAACAAATTGCCAAGGACGCCGACGAATTGGCGGAAGCCCGTATCCGGTTGGAAAATGGTGACGGTCAAGTCGACGAAGACAAAATTGAAGCCCTGGTTGCTGCCCGTGTGGCCACCAAGGTTGCTCCCCTGGAACGGGACATTCGCAAGCTCACCGAAGAAAATGGTGAGCTCGTCAATACCAACACCGAATATGCCACCAAGGAAACCAACCGGACAATCTCCGACGCCGTACGCAGTGCTGCTTCCGAGACCAAAGTTGTAACCACGGCCATGGACGATGTGTTGATGCTCGGTGAACGGGTGTTCGAAGTCCAGGAAGATGGTTCTGTTACCACCAAGGATGGCATCGGTGCCACTCCCGGTGTTAATGCCGAAACGTGGCTGGCCGAAATGCAGGAGAAGCGTCCGCATTGGTGGCCTGCTGCCCAAGGTGGTGGAGCCAACGGTGGTGGTAATGCCGGTGGTGGCTTCAGCGAGAACCCATTCTCCGCAGCTCACTGGAATATGACCAAGCAGGGTGCAGCTGTTCGTGCTGATCCCGACAAGGCTGGTCGTATGGCCCAGGCTGCCGGCACAACCGTCGGCGGGACCAAGCCTGCCCCCGTGAAGTAAATAGAAGACGCTGGCCCCCACCAAAGGCCAGCGTCTTCATTTTATCCTTGCCCTCTCTACCCAGAGGGGATATATGTAAATTATCAAATGAGAACATGGTTTTCATTTCTTCCAATTCACCCCCGAACCGGCCATGGTGCGCGGCGAAGGTTTTAACAAACTTTAGCCATTCCTAATAGGAGGACTTTATCATGGCAGCCGGTCCCGTTACTCAGGTCAGCGACGTCGTCGTACCTGAAATCTTTACCCCCTACATTCAACAGCTCACTGAACAAAAAGCCCGTATCATCCAGTCGGGTGTCGCTGTTCGTGATCCTTTCATTGACAATTTGCTGGCCGGTGGTGGCCTGACGTTCAATGTCCCGTCGTTCCGCGACCTGGACAATGATACCGATCGTGTCTCTACCGATACTGGTTCTGCCACGCACTCTGGTGGTACTGCTGATCCCGATCCGCTGAAGGTTGAAACGGACCAGGAAGTCGCCGTGCGACTGAGCCGCAACAACTCTTGGTCGTCTTCGGACCTGGCCGCTGTTTTGGCTGGTACCGATCCGCTTGAGTCAATTGCAATGCGTGTGGCCTATTACTGGACACGTCGTTTGCAGGCTGCTTTCATCGCCACCATGAACGGTGTTATCGCCGACAACACGGCTGGTGATGCTGGTGATTACTCCAACGACATTTCCGGTGTCAGCTACGTTGCCGGTGTTACAGACTTCTCTGCTGAAGCCTTTATCGATGCCTCGGTAACGATGGGTGACAGCATGGAAGACCTTACCGCCGTCATGGTTCACTCGGTGGTCTTCTCCCGCATGCAGAAAAACAACCTGATCGATTTCATTCCCGATGCACGGGGTGAAATTCAAATTCCGACCTTCCTCGGTCGGGAAGTCGTGGTTGATGATGGTATGCCGGTGACTGGCTCCGTTTACGAAACGTGGCTGTTCGGTGCTGGTGCAGTTCGCCTTGGTGTTGGTTCCCCGAAGGTTCCGACCGAAATCGAACGCATTCCCGGTGCCGGCAATGGTGGTGGCCAGGAAGTCCTGTACAACCGTCATGAATGGTCTCTGCATCCGGTCGGTCATGCCTACACCGGCACGTCGCCGAATGGCGGACCTGGCAATACCACCGGTGCCAACGACCTGAACAACGCTGGTTCTTGGAACCGGGTCTACCCGGAACGCAAGCAAATCAAGTTTGCCCGATTGGTCACCCGTGAGGCCTAAAAGTTGAAGGGAGGCTTCGGCCTCCCTTCTTTCCTTAACCTCTGAAGTAGGAATTCTATTATGACAAAAGGACTTGAACGGTCACTCTCTCGCGGCAGTGCTTTAACACAGCACACGATGAAGCAGACCTTTACCCTTGATGCCTTGGCCATTACGGTCGACGGTGCCGCAGGTATTGGTTTTGGTACGGTGGTTTTGGGCGGGTTGCCGGAAGGCAATTTGCTCTTCCTCGGTGCCACTGGTTATATCTCGGTGGCCGGTCCCGGCTCCAGTGCTAACCTGGTGGATACCTGGAATGGTGACTTTGGTGTTGGTACAACTCCCGCCGACGACGCCACAATCACTGCTGGTGATATTGATATCGTTGGTTCTACCGCCTTGGGCCCAGCGGTGGCTGAAGTTAGCCCCCGGACCCGTGGTACCAGCGTCAATGCGGACACTGGTGAAGTTCATGATAACACGGACGGCTCCCTCGAGCTAAACTTGAACGTGTTGGTGGACGATGCCGATATCGATGCCGATGGCATCGCCATGACCGCCACTGGCGAAGTCCAGCTGCTGTTTAGTATGCTGGGTGACGACTAATTTCCCGGGGTGAGGGAAACCTCACCCCACAAAATTATAGAGGAGCAGACGAATGAACATCGTGGAAGCACTAAATACCTTGGACCCGAAGAACGACGACCAGTGGACGGCTGATGGCCTTCCGCGCATGGACGTTGTTGAGGGGTTGGTTGGTGATAAATCTATTACCCGTGCCGACGTGACCAACGCTGCCCCTGACTTCACCCGTGAAACGGCTGCCGACGTTCCCGACCCGGACCCGGCAGCCGGGGAAGATGCTGTACCCACTCCGGATGCTGCCAATGAAGCCGCTGATCTGGAGCCAGACGCCAATGCTGGTTTGGATGAAGCCGCTGATCTGGAGCCGGAAACAGATTTCACCATCGCCGATACCGACGCCAAAGCCGACGCCAAAGCCGAAGCCGAGCCGGAAGCCGAAGAAAGCATGAGCGGCATGAAGTTGCGCCAGTTGGGTATCCCCACCGCCAAAGCCCTGCAGGAAATGCCATATGGTGAGTTGGAAGAGGAACGGAAACGTTTGACCAGCGAAATGCTGCAGGCCCAGAATGCCCTGGAAGAAATCAAAAAGGTTGCGGATGCCTTGGCCAATGGTGTCAATGCCCTCAATGGTCGGATTTCCCATATGGAAAAGGCTGATCCCAACCACGGCACTGCCGGGGTACGGGCATACCTGGAACAACAGAACAAGAACCGGGTGCAACGTGCCCAGGGGATGAACAAGTTCATCGAGAGCACTGGCCTTCATCCCAAGGATGTTGCCAACGCCACCGACCCCAAGGCTCCAATCGACCGGGCCATGGGTGCTCGTAAACCGGCACGGGGATCAGCCCGGCCTAGATACTAAGGGTAACGACCATGGCTGCTTTGCCTCAACCCCTTAAAGAGTTGGATGGGCAAGAGCAGGCGATCTTCTTCCACTCGAGGGAACGTCGTCGTTCTCTTGCCGGTGTCCCCGAAATGAACCGATCTCATCGGTTGTTCGGGGATACGGTCATGGAAGTTGCGGATATTGCAGCCGGGACAATCTTCCCGGTACGTACTGCGCCAATCACTTTCAAAACCGCGATTGCCATCACGGAAAATGCTGGGCAGCATCGCGGGTTGGCTTTTGAATTTGGAGACGATGCTATTGGCTCCGCTCTTTGGGTCGGGGATAATACCATTGGTTTCCATTCAGGAGAAGATGGCACCGTAAATGGAGCCACGGCACTTTTTGACAACACAGTGGAACTTCCTGTTGGGCTTGAGTTAGAAATCATTGTAGCTGCTCGACCAGGGGATGGTCGGGTACGTATGTGGGGTAATGGAAATGAGCTCGCTCGTTCCACTGCCTCTTCAAACGGTTTCGGGATTGCTGGTTCCTGGGCTGCTGCATCGAATGGTAGTTTTGCTTCCGCAGCGCAGGGAACCGTCATTCCGGACGTCCCTGCTATTTCTCAAGGAGCTCCAGCAGGCTTTACGGTCGTTGAACCGTTGTCAGTCTACGTGGGGCAGGTGCCAAGGCACTTTGTCTAATGACCGCACCAGCCAACAAACGTGAGAATAAAACATTCACTCAAATTGAAAGTGAAATCGTTGCTGTTGGTGAAGAAATAATTCTTGACAGCATCGATGCAAACCGAACACATTGCTTTTGTGGCTTGCAATTTTTCTCTGATACTGAAGGAACAATTTCGGTAACTCCCACTTCAGGCGATTTTTTAATTCTTATTCAAACAGTGAATTCCTACCCCGCCTGGGAACCAATTCCAGATAATTCAGTTAATGGAAATAAGGCAAGAACGATCGAATGGGCTGCAAACACACGCACAGTAAAATCAACACCATCTAATGAAGTTATTGGCGCTAATTTTTATAGATTAATTGTCACATGTAATGGAACTTAATTATGTCTCTTTCTGGTGCATATGGTGGCTATCGTGGCCCAAATGCCACGCAATTTAGTTCCTACGGGGAGCTAGATGTAGCTGGTGCTGTTACTAATCATCTTGTTTGGCCAGATGGCCCTGATTTAAATGTTCCCCCTGAAACTGGTTTGCAAATGACTTTTGTTAGCACCAGTGCAAACGATGATAAGGATGCAGGAACAGGTGCGCAAAGTATCGAAATTCATTACCTAGATGTCAACCTGGACCAACAAATAGAACAAATTTTTCTTGAAGGGCTAACACCAGTTCTTACAAATGCTACTGATATTCGTTTTATTAATGCAATGCATTTAGAAACATTTGGGGCTACCAAGCAAACAGCTGGTATAGTCACTGCCACAAATAGTGGTACTACTTACGGGCAAATTGCAGCAAATAAAATTCGAAACTCATCGTCTGCACGAATGGTACCTAATAATTATAAGTTAAGAATTGTAGCAATGTATGGCGGAGGAATTAGTGGTACTGCTGCCGCAAGGGTAGTTGTACGATTTTTTACAACAGTTTTAGACGCGCACGACTATACCCAGGATGGCTTAATGATACCTTTCGCTGCTGTTGGTGTTCAGGACCTTAGTCTTGCAATAAGTAATATACCCCCTTTTACTATTTCTTCTGGTGTGGTAATTGGATTTCAGTGCGATACTGATAAAGCTGCCCTTGTTTCTGCTGGCTTTTTTGGTGAGTTAGAAAGAATTTCGTAAGGAAATAAATTATGACCATGATTATTGAAGACGGTACCGGAGTTAGTGGGGCCAATGCCTATACCACAGAGGCGGAGGTCGATACCTACCTGACCGACCGCAACCGTGAGGCGGAGAACCTTTGGTCCACTGCCGCCACTGCTGCCAAAGAAGCCGCGATCATCGCCGCCACTGACTTTATCGAGCAACGTTGGGGCCAACGCTTCATTGGGCGTAAGGAATTCATTGACATTTCAACCGCCAGGGCGACACTGACCTTTACGGCCAACCCCCTGACCACGGAAACGGTTGTCATCAACGGCACCACCTTTACCTTCGATAGTGGGGTAGCGATCGGAGCCGATACCGAGGAAAGTATTGACAACCTCGTAACGGCGATCGCCGCTTCCCTTTCCGCAACCGTTACCGCGACGGCAGAGGCTGGCGACACAATGCTGCTGGAAAGCGTGGTCACCGGCACCCCCGGCAACGATATCACCACCGTAACGACCGTTACAGGAGGCTCCTGGAGCAGCACCACCCTGGTGGGTGGGAGTGATGTTGCAATCCCTCAGCCTTTGTCCTTCCCGAGGATCAACTTGGTCGACCGCGATGGCCAATACGTTTATGGTATCCCGGCAAAGCTCAAGCAGGCCACCGCCGAATATGCCGTGCGCGCCGTTTCCACGTCCACCAATCTTATGCCCGACCCGACCTACGACGACACCGGCAAGGCAGTGGTTCGTAAAAAGGAAAAGGTTGGCCCAATCGAAACGGATACCCAGTATGAGGAAGGTGGTGCCGCCAGCAATATCATTCGTGTCTATCCGGCTGCCGACAGGCTATTGTCGGAGTACATTACACCAGGTGGAGGGGTAATTCGTGGTTGAGACAGCTTCCCTTATTGCAACGGCCCAACGGCTCATTACGGAAAATGGTCGGTCGGTTACGTTTGTGCAATTTGATAGCACCCCCACCGACGGAGCCAAACCCTGGCTTGGCCCAACTGATCCTCGTACAACACCGGATAGTACGTTGACGGTGGATGCCGTTTTTGTTAGCCCAGCAGGGGCTGCCTCCTTGGGCTTGAAGGCGGAAACCAGTGACTTGCTAAAACGGTCGGAACAGATTATGGTTGTTTCTCCAGGAGCTGCTGTGGACTTGCGTATCTTTAATGAGGTAACGGACGACAGCACGCAATGGAAAATTGTTGGGGTGCAAACGCTGAAGCCGGGTAGCTCGGTGATGCTTAGTTATGTTGGGGTGAGGCGATGACCGCGACGTATGCCCAAGCGACGGACGATATTTTAGGCGTGTTCAAGACTGCTTGGGACACGACCGGCTGGGATGCCGTTTATACAAACGTTGCCACCCCGCAGAAACCCCCCACCGGCTCCGACCCTTGGGCGCGAGTAACGTTACAGCATGTTACTGGTAACCAAGCCTCCCTTACGGGTGGTTTGGGTACTGCTCGCTACAGCAGAGCCGGCATCCTAACCATTCAAATTTTCACCCCTGCAGGAGAAGGCTTGCTCGAAGCCCACAATCTTGCTAAGATCATCACCGACGCATTTGAAGGAACGGCCACCGCCAATGGTGTTTGGTTCCGTAACGCCAGGGTTAATGAGATTGGTCCAGATGGTGACTGGTACCAAGTTAATGTTTTAATTGATTTCACCTATGACGAAGTTAAGTAACCAGGAGAAAACCCATGACTGCGGTTAACAAAATTGATAGCAATGCCACCGGACTTCGTTATGCCGAGGAAACGTCCTTTAACACGGTGGGTGGTTCAGAAGTTTGGAACCCACTGGAACCGAATTCCTATTCGGACTTCGGCGGCTCCATCACCACGGTGGCTCGCAACCCGATCAATGACGGACGCCAGCGCAAGAAGGGTGTTGTAACGGACCTGGATGCTTCGGGCGGTTTCAATACCGACCTTACCCAGACGAACCTGGAAGATTTGCTGCAGGGCTTTTTCTTCGCCGATCTCCGGCCCAAGGGGGAAGAGCTTGTCACCGCCGTCGACATTGATACTGCCAACCCGGACGAATATGAAGTCGCCGCCACCGCAGGTTTCCTCGTCGGTAGCCTTATTGAAGGCTCCAATTTCACCAATGCCGGCAACAACACCGTCAATGAAGTAACAGCGATTGTGACCGATGTTTCCGTGGAAGTCGCCGATGGCGTTTTGACCACCGAGGTTTCACCTCCGGCCACTGCGCAAATTACCGTGGTTGGTCATGTTGGTGCCTCCGCCGATATCGACGTTGATGCCACCCTCACCTTCCCGGCTCTTACCTCTACCATCTTGGACTTTACCACCCTCGGCCTAATCGTTGGTGAGTTTATCTTTATAGGTGGGGATACGGCCAGCTCCGATTTTGTTAATGCCGGCAATAATGGTTTCAAGCGTATCCGCACCATCGCCGCGAACCGCTTGGAATTTGATAAGTCGGATGCGGCCATGGTTACGGAAACCGGCACGGCTATACTTTTGGAAATGTACTTTGGCCGTGTTCTCAAGAACGAAAGTGTCAGCACTTCTATCGTTCGCCGGACCTACAATCTGGAACGCACCTTGGGTGCTCCGGACGATGCTTCCCCTGCCAATATCCAGGCTGAATACCTGGAAGGCCAGGTGCCCAATGAAGCCAGCTTCAATATACCGACTGGCGATAAGCTGACGGTCGATCTTAGCTTTGTGGGAGCGGGCAGCTCCACCATTGATGGTCCGACTTCCCTCAAGGCTGGCACTCGTCCGGCCTTGACCGAAAGCGACGCCTTCAATACCAGCTCGGACTTCTCGCGTATCAAGCTGGCTCAGCATACGGACGGCACTGAAGCACCAACGGCACTCTTCGCCTTCGCTCAGGAAATTACCATCACCATCAACAACAACGTTTCGGCGTCCAAGGCTGTTGGTACCCTGGGAGCTTTTGAAGCGACTGCCGGCACCTTTGAGGTTGGTGGAAGTATCACAGCCTACTTTGCAGACGTTTCGGCAGTGACTGCCGTTCGCAACAACGTTGATATCACGATGGACTTTGCAATCGTGAAAGACAATTCGGGTGTCGTTATGGACCTGCCGCTTATCTCTCTGGGCGATGGCCGACCGAATGTTGAGCAGGACCAGCCAATCACGTTGCCGCTTACCATGGCAGCCGCGACTGGTGCCGCTATCGATGCCAATCTCGACCACACCGCTTTGATGGTGTTCTTTGACTATCTGCCTACGGTGGCTGACGTCTAAAACCAGGCAAACTTTAGAGGAGCAAGCCTATGTCTATGTACGAAAAATTTAAGACCGATCCTGACCTTGAGCGTGGAGGCATCATCATTGACTATGGTGATTTCCGGGTAACTGTTGGACGTGCTGGTGGCGCGAATAAGAAATTCGCAAAATTGCTAGCATCCCGCACCAAGCCCCATAACCGTGCCATCCAAACTGACACGATGGACCCGGACTTGGCCCTGGAAATTCTGCGTAGGGTTTACGCAGAAACCATTGTCCTGAATTGGGAAACCAAGGTCGATGGAAAATTCAAGGTCGGCATCGAAGCCGAAGAAGGCGACAAGCCGCTTCCGTTCAACGCCGACAATGTTGAATTGACCCTGAAAAACCTGCCGGACATCTTCATGGACTTACAGGAGCAGGCCAGTAAAATGGCATTGTTCCTTGCGTCCATCCAAGAGGCCAATGCGGGAAACTGACTTCGGTCCTGCTCTATGCGCTAGAGCAGGGACCGACTGAAAAGAAAATTCTGGAGCAGTGCAGGCGGGATCGTCTGCCTCTCCCGAATAAAATTAAAAATGCGCCAGAGCTTTACCTTGGGCTTGAATTATATTACGGGGCATTTATGGACTTGACCTCGTGCCGTACCGGCATGGGGGATGGTCCAATTTCATGGATGGCAATGCACGAGTACGCCAAGGTCTATGAATTTAACGACGACCAAACGGAGGACCTTCACTACTATATTACCCGCATGGATGAGACGTTTAGGGATTGGAAGCAGAAGAAAGATGGCTGACTTAAAAACATTTGCGCGCCGTATTCGTGCCATTGGGGATCGTGTGGAGAAGAATGTCGATGCCACTGTCCGCAAGACTGCCATTCTTATCAACCAAACCGTTATTTCTGCCACCCCTGTGGACACCGGACGTGCACGGGGTAATTGGTTTGCTTCTGTAGGTTCGCCCATCACGGGGGATAGTACTGAGACGGATAAGTCTGGCGCTGGCCGAATTAGCGCCAACAATTCAAAAATCAGTGGTGCAAAATCAGGGCAAACTATCTTTCTGAGCAATAACCTGCCATACATAGGTAAGTTGAATGATGGCTCATCGGCCCAGGCTCCTGCCAACTTCGTTGAGCAAGCGGTTCAGACTGCCACGAATTTTATTCGTCGGTCTAAGGTGGTGAAGTAAATGGTCCAGGAAAGAATTCAAATTCAGGTCTCATCACGTGGTGCTCGTACGGTATCCCGGAACATCCGGAATATCGGCACAAGCGCCAAGGGAGCCCAAGGCTCGGTCCAGCTCCTCAGCCGTGCCTTGGGACTTCTTGGCGGCGCATTGGCACTTACTGGTGCCGTGCGGACCATGGCAGATTTTGCCCAGGCCATGTCTACGGTCAAGGCGGTTTCTGGTGCCACCACCGCCCAATTTATTGAGATGAACGAGGCAGCCCAGCAGTTGGGTGCAACAACCAGGTTCACGGCCACCCAAGCTGCCGATGGTATGACGTTCTTGGCACGTGCAGGCTTCGACGCCAACGAAGTGCTGCAGGCCATCCCCCATACACTCAACCTGGCCCAAGCTGGGGCGTTGGAGCTGGCTCGTGCGGCGGATATCGCCTCCAACGTGATTAAAGGTTTTGGCCTTGAGGCGGACAGTACAGAACGTATTGTTGACATCTTGGCCAACACTGCTAATAGTGCCAACACCGATGTTGAGCAGTTAGGTCAGGCGATGAGTTTCGCGGCTCCAGCTGCCAAGGCCATCGGCGTGGAGGCTGAGCTTGCTGCTGCCTCCGTGGGCGTTTTATCTGATGCTGGCGTCCAAGCCACCAGGGCGGGTACCGGGTTGCGGCAAATCTTCATCCAACTAATATCTCCGACGGCAAAAGCTCGGAAGGTAATTGAGAAGATGGGGCTTAATGTTTCTGACCTGAACGTAAAGTCAAAGGGTTTGATCCCAGTCATTGAACTCCTCCGGGAAAAGAATATTGGCTTGGCAGATGCTGCGGCACTGGTTGGTGTCCGGCAGGCCACATCCCTGTTGATTTTAAAAGATAATGTTGCCCGGTTGAAAGAACTCAATCAGGAAAATATCAATGCTGCGGGTACGGCCAAGAAGGTTGCCGCCGTCATGGATGACAACCTTAACGGTGCACTGCTGCGGGTCAAGTCGGCGTTTGAAAGTGTTACACTCTCCCTGGGCCAAGCTGGTGGGGAAAATAGCCTGCGCGTGATCTTCGAACGGCTGGCTACCCTGTTGCGCATCATTGCCTCCAATGCCGACATATTAGCCACAGCCCTGGCCGCATTGTCCGCAGTCATTACGGTTAAGTTGGTACAGGGTGCCCTCGTCCTTCTGCTCAGCAGTCTTAAGAAACTTGGGGCAGCCATGTTTGCCCTTTCCGCTCGTACCCTTCCTCTGCTCGCCTCTGCAGCCATAGCATCCTTTTCGATTATGGCTGCGGTGGCTGCCGCCAATGGTAAGTCCATTGAGGAAACTTTCAATGAGTTGAAGACATCTATTGTTGGGGTCTTTGAGGAAATCGCTAACCCTATTGGCAAGGTCCAAGAATTTGGTAATGCAATGGCAAATCTGTCGGCCGAAGTTGAAAAGCTCGGTGGGTTTTCCAACATGACCAAGGAGCAACTTACTGATTTCGGCGATCGTATTAAAAAACTAAAGGGCGAGATCAGCCAACGGTTGCTCATTCAGGAATTTATCTCCCCCGGTTCAGAGGCTGTTACCAAAATGACAGCGCAGGTTGAGACACTCAATAAGGTTTTAAGTTTTCTGAAGGGCGTAACCAAGGAACCTTTAAAAATCAATATTGCCCCCAAACCGGGAGAAATTGCCAAGACAGCCGATGAGTTGCGGGACTTACGGTTAGCGTTTTTGGAAACCCAGACGGACTTGTCTTCCGGCTTCGAACGTGGGCTGTTGAAAACTGCAAAAGACTTTGATGACTTCGCCACGTTGGCAGAAACATCTGTTACAAATGCTTTCCAGGGAATGGAAGATGCCCTGGTCAAGTTTGTGCAGACCGGCAAGCTCGACTTTAAATCTCTTGCGGACAGTATTATTTCCGACCTCATTCGCATCCAAATTCGCACCGCCATCACTGGGCCTTTGTCCAACATGTTGAGTAATTTCTTTTCACCTTCAGCTGGATCAGGTATCGCTGCGATAACCCCAGGGGCATCTGCAGTCGGGGCAGGGACGCCATTCGCCACGGGTGGTATGGTTTCCGGTCCCGGTGGGCCCACGGACGATCTGGTAAACGCTCGGTTGTCTAATGGTGAATTCGTTGTCAACGCGATGTCAGCGAGTAAGTTCCTGCCGCTGCTGCAGGCCATCAATGATAATTCGTTAGGAAGCTCAGCGCCTCCTGCTTCAATGTCGCGTAGTGGGGGAGGCGGAGGCGGCGGAGGTGGAGTTGTTGTGCAGGTATTTGACCAGCGTAGCGACGGCGACGCCGAACCAGTGGGTGTTGAAGAAGGTGTTACCGGGGATGGCCGTAAGCAAATTACGATTATGATCCGCGATACGGTTAAGCGGCAAATTGCTGGCGGTCAATTTGATGGCGCTATGAAAAACCGCTTTGGTTCAAAAGCTACATTGGTGCGGAGGACATAATGGCTAGTTGGCCTGCAACACTTCCTCAGTTTGTATTACGGGATGGCTTCAGTGAAGGCTTCAAGGATGTTGTCCAACGTTCGCAAATGGATATCGGCCCAAAGAAGAAGCGTATGCGTTCCACCGCAGCTCCTGAACCGAACACTTACCCGGTCGAGCTTACGAGTGCCCAGGTTGATATTTTTAAAACGTGGTTCGAGGATACCGCCGATGCAGTTGGTGGGGTAGCTTTTGGCTCTTTGAGTTTCACGATGACCAACCCAAGGACCGGCAGCACAGATACTTATGGTTTTGCAAAAACCCCAGACCCGGTTACACCTTCAGGATATAATACGTATATTCTTATCTTACCGTTGGAGAAGCTGCCGTGACCCTAAGTACGGAAATGCAAACGGCCATGTTTTCACAGGAGACCGATGATGGTCTCCTGGTGCTTTTGACTATCTCGCATTCGGACTTGAGCTCTTCAATTCGGGTTGTTG